GCGCCTTAAAGTTGCCTTGGTAAGCCTTAGCCAATGCGTCGGCAACGCTTGCAGAATCCATGCCGGTAGCCGTGCTGATGTCCATGACAAGGTTCATGTCGTTCATCGCAATGCCAACATCTTTGGTGCCGCGCACGAGTGCTTCTAATGCTTTGCGATATTCGGTGTCAGCAACGCCAGACGCTCGACTCATTGCGCTGATCTGTTTTTCTACCTGTGCGGTTTGTGCAGCGCCCGCGCCAGTCACATTTTGCAAAGTAAGCGCTAACGCCGCCTGCTCTTGCTGGTCTTCCATGGCAGCGCGTGTGGCATCACCTAGGGCAACAGCTAAACCAGCGAGCGCGGCAGCTGCAGGAACGGCAGCCTTCTTGATAGCAAACTGGGCTTTCTCACCTGTGGTCTCAAGTTGCTTAAATTGCTTGATGGCCTTAGATACGCCCTTGCCGTCAAACTCGCTGATGATCGGGATGTTAATTGCCATTACGCGGTCTCTCTGTTTGCTTCGTCCATGACGCGCTTAACTAATTGACCCATCTCGGACATGACATCATTTTCGCGTTGCACGTACGCTTTCCACATTACTCGCGAACGCTCTCCATAGCGTGCAGTTAGTTGACGGCCTAATGCTCCTTCTTTGGACGTGTCAAACATGGTGCTAGTAGCGCCCTGCCATTGAATGAGAAACGTGCCAACATTGCTTTTGTTCCCGCCGTATTCTTTGATGTTTCGCGTGTTGATTTTGGCAGCAATTTTCTGTTTCATGCCAGGTACCCACGGCAACATCTTGAATCCTGATCGAGTGCTCCAGTTGCGTGCCATACCAGACAGGGGAACGCCGGTAGGGACAAGCGCGTTGGCGTCGTCAATAACAGGCTGGACAATCTTCTTATAATCTTTTGTGATTTCACGGCGCAAAGATTTGTCAATCTTGTTAAGAGTCTTCAAGGCTTCTTTAAGCCCGACGACCTCAATTTTTGCCGATACTTCATTCACATCATCTCCGTTTGTTCTGCTCGTTAAGCACTTTAATGACAGTCACTAGATCACGTGCGTCAAACGGAATGTCGTTAGGCCACCAACCGACCCCGACGAGAACCTCTGCTAGTTGGCGGCGGAAGGTGCCGCGTCCGTAGGGTTTGGGTCTGTCTCATCCAGTACCGGCAGAATGTCGATGTCAGGGTTTTTGCTAATCCATTCGCGCCAGTTGTCGCCAACCTGTTCGCCTTTAAGTTTCAAGATTGTGTGCATCCAACACGCATAATCGGAATACAGCGGTGAGGCTGATAGTTGCTGGATGTTGCGACGCTCGAGGCGTTCCCATTCGGTAATGACAAACAGGTTTGTGTAGTAATACTCGGGTGCGCTGTCGGCGGTGCGCTTTAACTGCAACTTGATTTTCATGGTTCTCCTATGTCGGCTTGGAGCCGTTATTTATGCGGTGACGTCAACGCTGTATGTGCCACCCTGGAACTCAATCTCAAAGGTTGAGAGTTCGCCAAGGGAAGCGTTAATCACAGGAATGCTTGACAGGTATGTGTCTGTCAAAATAAAGCCAGGGTTAGTTGCGCTGTCTGCTGCGCTGGTTGGGTTTACTTTGATTGTGCATTTTGTGCCAAGGAGTGGCGCCAAAACTGCATAGGACTCGCTTGTTGCATAACTGGCATAAACGGTCAAGGTCAATGAGTTGCTGAACAATCCTGCGGTCATCGTGCGTGACGTGGAGCCGAATGCGGTGTCTTCGAGTGCTTCTGCAGTCACAGTCAATGTTGCTGCGCTCACCTGATCGGTGATGTCAACAATGGAGCCGATTGCGGCGCCGACCTTGACGACTGGGTTAGAGAGATACGTGCTAGTTGCCATTAGTGCTCCTTAAGTTCTGATCTGATAGTAGATGATTTGTGTTGCTTAGTTGTGGATTATGCGGTCTGGGCTTGGATAGCGCAATCAAGGTCGTAGCACGGATACAACGCGCCACCAATCTCAAGGCTTGACGGACGGCCAGCCATGACAATAATTGACGAACCAAGAACAGTTGCCACGATGCTCAAAATTGAGCGAAGCACCGGCAGACCTGCTGGGCCTGAGCCAATTACTTTGATTGGGAACTCGAGGCGCACAATGTTGCCGTTGCCAAATGTCGTTGTAAAGTTTGGTGCATCCAAATACACGCAATTAGGCACAAGTTTGGTTGGGTCGTTTACAACGCGCAGACCAGACACCGCGGTGAGCGTTGCGGTGACGTCATCAATTGCTTCGTTAAACAGGTCGGTGTAGGACATCAGGCAACCGCTGGACGAGGGATGCCAAGCAGCTGCTTGACGATCGGAGTCAGGCTTTGTTGTGGTGCCGAGCCCATGCCGTCAAAAGTGGCGTAGGTTGCCTCTATTGAGCCCCTAGAGCGCCACAGCGCGGCGCAATACATCAAAGTGCCCAATGTTGCGTCACCGCCTGGCGAGGTCGTTAGAGAGTCGATATAGCCCGATTCCTGACGCCTGCGATAACAGAACTGATTACCAGCTGACACCGATTGCGTGAGCAACGTGTAGTCGTCCGATGGGTTCGTGATCGTGATGCCCAAATAGGTCATGACCTGCGCGGCGGTAACCCACGTGCAAACAGGCTCATATGTAACGGTGCCAGAAGCTGCAACACGTTCAACATCGCTTGCGGTCTTGGCGTAAAGCACCTGATCAGCAATCGGTATCTGATAGTCGTACAACAGGTCGCCCTGTGTATCAATGCCAATAAACAAATACTGTGGCAATGCGCGCACCGTGTAGGTGCCATTAAATGTTGCGTCAACAGAAGCAACCGTGATTGAACTGCCGACTGCAATTTCCGATGGGGTCAGAAGTTGCAGTACGGCAAAGTTGTCAATCAGGTACTTGTTAGTAACTGTGTATGTAGCCATGAGCGGTTGCTCCGCTCTCGACTAGGCCTGGGTGATCTTGCGAATCATTCCGCCGATTGCAGCAAAGGTTGACACGTAGCCATGGAATGACATGTTGCGTCCCAAGACTGACGGCTGTTCAACGCTCATGAGTCCACGGATTGATTCGTAGAATTCGTAAGCATCTCCTGCACCTTGACCTACGCGGGTGATGATCATGGTCTTGGCAGCGAAGTTGCTGTCAACTACCAATTGCAATCCGAGTGGGGTGCCGTTCCATGATGTTGCACTTCCGCCGCCGAGTGCGTTTTGACCGGTGAGGCCTGCACCAATGAATGGGAAGATTGGGCGGTTTGTTGTGTCTACAAGCTGTCCAAGTTGTGACCACACGTCTACCGATACGAACATGTGTGTCGGCATCCAGTTTCGGTTGCTTGAGATGTCATTTGCAGCGTCGTAAACGGACTTGAGCAAGTCGGCAACTGTTCCGTCCCAAACACCAGATGAGTTTGCTGCGGTGAGCAAATCGTCTGCTGCTTTGTTGTCAGATGCAATCATGTATTCGCCCATGAGGTCATTCAAAATCAACTGCATTGCGCTTGGCGATGTAAAGTCAATGTCCTGAACTGACAGCGTTACTTGACCGGCAAGTGTGGTCTTGCTGACCGAGTTGGATGCGATCACCATGGTTGTTGCTGATGCTGCAGAAAGTTCTGACTGCGATGCAACGCTGGTGTGCGTGGTGATAGTTGGACGAATGAAAGTCTTTGACTGACCGTTGTCTGGGTAAGCGCGGGCGCCTACTGCCTCGACCACAGGACGCAAGAAGTTTAGGTCTTGAACCAATGGTCCAAGTACTGGAACTGGCAAAAGACCAGGTGTGTCAGTTGTGAGCACGTCACCTGCAGCTGCCTGCAATGCGGTGCGCTGTGATGCGGTGTGTTCTGCTACTGCAGCGTTCATGTTTTTGAACGTGTCTCCACCGATGTGATAAGCGGCCATGAACTCGCCTGCACTTGGCAGTTTAAATTCTTTTTTGGCCTGTGCAAAAATTGGTGCGGTTGGGATTGTTGCCTCAACTGCTGGTGCGGTTACTTCTGACATAAGTTCTATCTCCTGTTCTGGGACTACTTCTTCATTTAACACTACTTCTTCTGGTTCTTGGTGGATACTCGCTGCGACTTTGGTGATGTTTGCTGCATCGCCAAAAGCGCCGATCGGAACTAGGGACAATTCCATCCAGTCGGCTGACTCAATGATCATTGTTCCTTCTTCGTCATACGAGAACTTAACGGGATTTACCCCAACCGAGACTTGGTCAATGGTGCCGTCCAAGGCCATGACCAAAGCGTCATTGCCAAGCGTTGTTGCGCTGATCTTGGCGCTGAACATCATGCCTTCTTCGGTGTCCACGCGCTCGGTGACAACGCCTACTGGCTGGCTGGCATCGTGGTACATGAACAGGCGCGGCGCTTTGCCTTCGACTGGCAATGAGCCTGGCTTAAAGATCACAGCTGTGCCATCCGAAACTGTTGCCGGCACGTTGTATGGAACTGCGGTTCCAGAGATTGTGCGCTTTGGTGCTTCGCCAATTGCGGCGTCAACCGTAAACTCTCCTGCAATTAGTTTGATCATCGTGCTAACTCCTCTTGTGTGTTTTCTCTAACAATTACTTCATCGTCTGCGCGGTCGGCCATAAAGTTTTCTTCTAGGTATTCATCGGCGTCAAACTCGACGTATGTTCCGCGCGGTAGCACATTGTCCATTGACAAAGCACCAGCAATTGCGTCTGCATACAATTTTACGCCGAATAAGTAAAGATCGGCGCGTGCTTGCTGTGACGACTGGTATGAGTAGGCGCCAGTAGCAACGCCCACCAAATACGGTGGCACATTTGCCAGACGCGACATTTCAAGCGCCTGATATTGCGACGCCTCAATCAAAAGCATCTTGTCAGGTGTGCTGTTTGTTTCCGTGTATGTCAAATATTCGTTGAGCGCTGCAGTCTGGTTGGTTGCTCGAGCGGCGTTAAACGCGCTAGCCAAATCAGCAAGTTCTTGCGCGCTAAGTGGTTCGCCACCAGTTTGCTTGAGTACGCCGGCAGGAATGCTTGATGATGCGTTGCGATTGCGCGCTGCTTCAAGTTTGAGCGCGGTTTCAATTGCGCCTGGTGCTGAGTAGATTAGGCCTTGTGCTGGAGACAAGAATTGCACAAGGTTTGTTGGGTCAATTTCTCCGCCTTGAAAATACACCTGTGACGATGGAGCGAACCACACAGGGCCAGCCATGTCGGTAGTGGTGATTGAGCCTGCTGGCAGTCGAGTGAACGTGGCAGGGTATCCGTCGGCGGTGCGTGAGGTGATGTACCAAAACGCGCGCCCAAACATCATGAGGTCATCAAGAGTCCAGCTCATAAGGAACTGGAACGAAACTGTTGGGTCTGGTCGGCGCAACCAAGAACGTGGAGCGATGTAAATCTTTTCCATTTCTTCGCCGTTCCAAAACTCGTTGTATGAGCGAAGATTCATTGATCCGATTACTGACGCCATTAGATCGCGCGCACGGTTGATCGTTGGGACGCTGATCGCCGCGTTACGCGCTTCGCCTTCGCGGTAGGTGTAGTACTGGCCGATCATGTTTACGCCAACATTGGACGACGAATAGCCTGGAGCAAAACCGCCTGCAGCTGCAGCCTTGCTTGGCGCTGGGCTTATTGCTGCTTTTTTGGTTTTGTTAAAAATTGCCATGTTCCTACTTTGTCATATAAGTGGCAACCGCGCATGACTTATCCGATTCCGACAAAAGGCAAGGTGCGCGGTCGCCGCGTTTATCTTAGTTATTTACTGCGACAAGCATGGGCTTTCCGCTGTTGACTGGTCGCGCGCATAGACCAATTCCCCAAACCATTGTGCGCGCTAACTCGATCGGGCCAGGTGATCGCTTGCTTGATAGCACGATTGTGTTGTCGGTGCGAACAGCGACGGCGCGCTGGACATGTTCGGCAAGCAGTTTTTCGCCTGTGTGCAACAGTCGCGCTTCGGCGATCATGTTTTTGGCAAGCGGTGTAAACCGTCCTAGTTCTGCGTAGCCGACCACGACCCTGCGGCGCTCGATGTTCGGTGGGCACGTTGCATCTACGGTCGGCGACAGGGCAAACCTGATCGTGGGGTCTTTGGCAAGTTCCTGCACGTTGTCCCACAGCTCTGTTATTGATTCGGCAATGAACGCCACGGTGACAAGCACCCGACCGTCCGACAGGTTGACACATCTGGTCGCGCTGTATCGGGAGTCGTCCAGCGAAGACTCGATTGCCACGACGCCACCGCTAGGGATGTCCCCTGTGTATTCCAATGACGGCCATCGCCCTGGCTCAATCCAACCGCGTACAACGCTGACCCAAAGGTTAAGACTGGCCCGTAAGAAACTTGCCCGATCGGGGTTTGTTGATTCTTGCCTAATTGTGTCCATGTCCAACGTGTGACCGAGCGCAGGATTACCCCACGCCCATGACGCAGGATGCAACGGGTCAAGGCTCGGGTCAGGTGACCATTCCGCCATGTACATCGTGGACGGTTCACCCTTGTCTATTGCTCGAATGCCAGCCTCACGCCAGCGCTGAAATAGGACAGATTCTTCCGTGCCAGCCGTGCTGAAAAAGCAAGCCAAGGGATTTTTTCGTGCGCGCTGTGCCGGCAGGAGACCGCCCTCAACCGAGTCGGGGTTGACATCGAACAACTCGTCCACGATTACTAGGTCAATGCTCATACCGTGGCCTTGGTTTGGCTTCAATGCTTTAACCCACCACTTGCTGCCGTCTGGCATGGTCGCCTGATAACGGCCGTACGACTTGACGATTTTGGCGCCGTAATACTCCTCAAGGATTGGTGACAGATCATCAAACAGCAAACACGCAAGATCAAGTCTGTGCGCGCCAGATACAACGGTCTGTTTTTGTCCACGTATTTTTGGCATCTCCACAAGCCAAAACAGAATAAGCGCTTGGATGATTGTGGTCTTACCGTTTTGACGGGCAACAGAGACAAGGCTCGAGCGATGCACAAACTTGTTATCGGCGTCAACCGCAAGCATTCCCTCAAGAGCATGTATTTGCCATGGCATCAAATCAATCTGCAGCACCTTCTTTGCCATGTCCCCCACAAGTCCAGCTAGTGAGCCGGCATGGTCTGGGATCATCGTTTCCAGTCTCGGCCGATCATGGCCAGTTGGCGCTGGTTCAGGCTGATCTTGGCTGGTGGCGACAAAATGATGGA